GTAATTACACGCACACGGAATATCTCACATCTCTCGCACTATTTATTAGGCGAACATGGGAAGCCCATCCTCTCAAACCTTAAGTGGTACAGGAGCGGTTCGATATGACGTTAGGGATTTGTGCCGATATTCTGTAGCTGTATGAACACACATGGAATTTATAACACTTTTTAGTATATATTTAGTATTTGTTGTACATTCGATTCAAGTTTCTTAGGATGTATTTACAAATATTATTTATTGTTTTAAGGACCTATTTAGACTTTCTATGTATGATGTTTTGAATGAATTTTTATATGAAATTATAAGAACAGGTTGCTCTATATTTCACATGGCGCACCGTATGTTGTAAACATTTAGAGGCTATTTTAATATCAATATACAAACGGCGATTCAAACCTGTGTACTACCTCTAAGATGAAGTATACGTACCAATCTCTTTCAGGCAATTAGCTCAATTGGAGCATTCTTATAGACACAGTAAGTATCTTTAAGATACATTTGATACCAACGTTATATATTGTTATTTTAATACGGCTTTACCTCTACTTGGGAGTTTGAATATATCCCCACTATATTTGAGATACTCCACAGCATTGGATTTGTGAACTATATCAACACTTAATATTATAATGGATGTAAAATGGATTTCATTTCTGATTATTGCGAAACATATTTATAGGATACATTTTTACCTGATTATTTTTTAAGGAATACACTTCAAAATGGCTAGTTCTATTAATGATCGAAACTGTGGAAGTGCGCCTTTTGCCCTTGATAACGAATCCAGCTCTGAATTGAATGATTATTTGAATAAAGAAAATCAATATGCCGAACGTCCTTGGATCAGATTACGAGAGATTGCTATCTGTTCTCGGATACCTGACGCACTTGATTGTTATTTACTTAAAGAACCTGATTTTCTGGCTGAAATATTTAAAGGACGCGCGTTTGCTGCAACTTACGATTCGTGTTTGGATACAATTTTACAATGTGACCCCATGCCTCAAGTTATAATGATGCCTAAAATTTCAGTTTATGGAAACCGAATGTTTTTGTGTCAGGTTGATTCAGCATGGTATAATTTTTTGTTACCCTTTTGTGGATTATTTGATGGAGATACGCTGCGTGATGTTTTCGTGCGAGCGATTGAAACTTTACCCCCACATATTCTCGATAGAATTAAAGTTAAGGCTCAAGGATTTTTTGACATTAATTTTGTTAAAGTTGATGGTGAACGCTTAATTGCTTCTTTATTTGGTCATATTGAATCTATTATGAATAGTTCATTTTTTACGACCGCTGCATTATCTACTAAGGCTTTTGGTATTTTGCTTCAACTAACGTCTGTTTTAAATAATCCTACTACTATTAATGTTGCTTCTTTGCTTTTTAATTTATTAGTAAGTTGTTCTGTGAGTTTTGCTTTGATTCAGAAAGCAATTACGTATTTAACACCATATTACACATCTTTAATTGAATTTTTAACTAAACCCAGAGCACAAGCTGGTGAACAACTTGATGTCGCTCCGCTGTGTAGTACTTTAATTGTAACGTGTACTACAATTTTGTCTTTAATTGTTGGTTCTAAGTTACCTGAGAAAGGATTGTTAACATCTGCACTCAAATTTGCTGGAATTTTTGGTAGGAGTATTTCAGGTATTTCTACTTTATCCTCATTTTTGACCACGCATATAATGACCATTTTTGACTGGGCTTATGAGCGAGTTGTCGGCGTTCCAAGAGATCTATCTTCACTTGAAATGTTTGAAAAGGAAGTTGAAGTATTTATACATAGAGTTAATAAAATATTGAAGAATCATGCAGATTCTATGGTTGAATTGAGAGATAATCCATCTGAAATGAGATATTTATTAGATACTCGTACAATGGGATGTAATATACATGAACGTTTAATTCGATCTAAATGTTCAATTGTTGGAATGCGAGTTTTTGATAAGTATTTTCAAAAATTGGAAAAGATTATAGAAAAAGCTGAGATATATGGTGGACATGGTTCTGGACCTAGACCTGAACCTCTAGTCATTCAAATTTTTGGTGCTTCTGGGTGTGGAAAATCACATGTACCATATTTTTTGGCAGCTGATTTGTGTGTTTGGGAGAATGCAGAAGGTAGTCCAGTTGAACACATGTATTATAGGAAAACTTCTAACGAATATTTTGATGGATATAAACCAGGTAAACACTTGATGTGCGTTTATGATGATTTTGGGCAAGGAAAAGACTCCCAAACTAAACCTAATGAAGAATTTATGGAATTGATTTATGCGTGTAATATTGCTGAGTGGCCTTTGCATATGGCTACATTGCAAGAAAAGGCCTGTACTTATTTCAATTCTAAAATGATATTGTTAACTTCAAATTGCGTTCGCTACAACATCCAATCAATGACTTTTCCCGAAGCTTTTGTTAGGCGTATAGATTTAAGGTTTGAAATTTCAATTGACCCTAAATATAAGAATGCTCATGGTGGCATAGATGCTGATAAAGTAGCTAAATTACATCCTGGTGAAGATGGTGTTTCAGAACATGTGTATCGATTTGTACCTTATATTCGCATTGGTGGAGAAGGTAATAGCGCACAATTTGCACCAATGCAACAAAGAGATAGTTTTGAACCCGTTGTTTTAACATACAATCAAATGATTAAATTAGTTAAATATAATTATGATAAAAAATTGGGACATTCTCAAACTAGAATTGCTGCAATGGAGAAGAGATTTAAAAGGTTAAAAGATGAAGCTGAGTATTCTGAATTTAAAGATTTGCCTAAAGCCCAAGTTTATATGAGTCCTGTGGATGAGATGTTAGCATGTTGGTATGCTCGCGGAGATTTTCCTTCAGACTTATATGAAGATAATGTCACTTTTGATGAAAAATTTCAAATTAATAATTTTATTAGGAAATCTGAATCCATTTGGGATTTTGTAGTTACTGTTTTGCAAAACAAAATTGAGTTAAGACCTAAAATGATACCTTCTCAAGAAGATAAAATTTCTGAATTGGCTGATATGGTACAACAACCAGGATTTGAATTAAGTGCAAGTGACATTGCTACTCCTCAAGAAGTATTGGAGGCGCGATCTGTAACTAAGTCTATTCGTCAATTTGTTAGTGATTTGGGAGATGTAATTAAGAACAATCTTAAATATATAATTGGAATTTTAACAGCTACTATTGCCATGTATAAAGTTTATTCTTGGATCAGGCCTGGTGCTCTTAAAGCTGAAGGGTTTGTTTCTGGAGATTTTAAAACTAGTGCTAAACCGTCTGTTCGTGTTGAACATGGTGTTTCGGGAGATGTTAAAACTAATTTGAAACCTGCTGTTAGAGTTGAACATGGTGTTTCGGGCGATGTTAAAACAATGAGTAAACCGAATATTAAAGTGGAACAGTATATGCCCATTAGTGAAGCATATATAGACTGCAATGCCCATGAAATTTTAAGTAATAGTATTACTACTAATACGTATAGAATTGGTGGACGAGATCAAAAGTTTTCCGCTAATATTTTGTTTATCCAAGGTAGGACTGCTATTTGTAATTGGCATGTTTGGGATTTTCTCGCTCAATTTGATGTTATTAGAATTGCTAATAGTGATTTAATGTCCGGGTATGAAGTTCCATATAACGCTATTGAGACACATGAAATTCAATTAAGGGGAGATGATTCTTCTTTTAAAGATTTGGTTTTAATTAGATTTCCTAGGTCTATCCACCAACATAAAGATATTACAAAACATTTCGTTCGTGGTCAAGATATTTCAAAATTTTCAAAAGTTAAAGGAATTTTAGCCGGATATGTTCCACATAAAAGTACTATGCTTTATAGAGTTGAACCACTTTATGAAATTAGGGCTCAAGATTGCTTGAGATATGAATATGTACAACCCCATACCAAAGAAATTATGGAATTGAAAGTGAGAAGAGCTTATTATTATCACTCCCAGACCGGTGCTGGAGATTGTGGCTCAGTGCTCTTAATCAACTCTCCTGCTATTCCTCGGAAAATCTGCGGCATTCATGTCGCAGGAGACGTCGGATATGGCTATGCCACTTCCGTTACCTATGATGACATTTCGCGGTGTCTTCAGAATTTTTCGAGTGAAGTAATAGATTATGAGTTGCATGAGAGTATTCAGCCGGAGATTCCACTTGCTCAAGTACGCAATGAGATGCCTGAGGGTGAATTTGTACCTATTGGTATGAGTAAAATAACTGCCGGCTCTCCTGGTAAGAGTGATATTCGAACTTCCCCTATTTATGAACAAGTTGAAGGACATAATTCTTTACATTTGCCAGCGATTTTGAAACCGATTATGATTAATGGAGAAAAGATTGATCCTATGAAAAAGGGGTTAAAGAAATGTGGTGTGCCTACAAAATGGATAGACCCTGAATTTGTGGAGATGGCCAAAAATGATTTTCGTTCTATATTATTTGCTAATACAGATGAAAATTATAGGCGAGTTTTGACTTACGAAGAAGCTATTATGGGCACACCAGATGAATTTATGAGTCCGATGAATAGGAGATCGTCTCCTGGTTATGGTTGGACGATGAAGGCAGGTAAATGTTTAGGGAAAACCAAATGGTTAGGTTCTGATGAATATATTCTTGATGATGTGGAATTGAGAGCAGCTGTTGAGCATAGAGAACATCTTGCGAGGCAAGGCGTTCGCGCTCCCCATTTATGGGTTGATACTCTCAAAGTTGAGCGACGTCCGATAGAAAAGGTGCGTGTTGCCAAGACGCGCGTATTTTCAGTTGGACAAATGGATTACGGTTTGTTATCTCGAAAATATTTTTTAGGATTTAACGGTCATGTTATGAAAAACCGCATTGATAATGAGATTGCAGTAGGAGTAAATCCCTACTCAATCGAATGGACAAAGTTGGCTGACCATTTGAGGTGT